TAGTAGCTGCTGTACTTCCGTCTACTGCATTTTTGCTTGTACCGATTGTAGTACTACCTGCAGTTTGAACTACTGCAAAGTTTTTCCCAAGGTCATCTTGAGTAAGTGCTTCGTCAGATTGCATCTGCATGAGTATAAAAGGGTCTGTAGCAACATACGCAACAATATCATCTGCTGCCGTAGAAGCAGGATAATATTGATTTGGTGTGAATTGACCTGTAGTTGGGTCTGTGTAAGCACAACCAAGGAATACTCCAATGGGAGTTAATGATGTAGTACCAGTATCTTTTTGGATAGTGGTATTAGGGTTATCATCTGCCCATTTTACAAAATCACCATAAAATATGGATGTGCCAAAAGCATTTTTAATTTTGTAATGAGTTACTTTACCTTGATAAGGACTTCCAACAATTGTTCCAACTGGTCTTGCTCCGTGAGGAGTCGCACTTGAAGCCATAATTGTCTCCTTAAATTAAATTAATTATTAAAGACTCCTAAGAATCTTTACCAAAAGTTGTTTTAGAATTACGTTCAAAAACTTGTTTTGTCGCCATTCTATTATCCTGGTCTTTAAAGTACACATTGTCAACAGATTCGAGTTGAGCCTGAGCTAATTTAGCAAAGTGTTCATCTCTTGCTTTCGCCTTTTCTGCTGGCATTTTGCACAATAATTGTCCTCCTATCTCTACATTCCCTTTCTTTGCCCACTCCGAGTTGTGGTCCATCATGTGTATTTGCAATTCAGGATGGTCTTGCAATTCACATGGAATCCACCCCTCACGAAAACGTCTAGATACATTAGGATTATCAGACTGACCTAAAAGGGCAGTTCTAATATACCTAAATACCCAGCCTTCTTGTGGGTCAGGTGCAGGTAGGTTTGACACATTTTCCCAACTTGGTGTGTGTTGGGTAGCCTCTCGGCTATCTGTTCCCCTAGGGGTACGCTCTTGGTCTGGAGAGTCAGTAGAAACTTCCTCAGCTTGATTAGTGATATTATTTTCTTCTGACATTTAAGCCTCCTTTAATAATTGATTTGCGTATTGCTCTGGACTAATACCAAGTTGGCGAGCTAGCTTAACTTGTGTCTGAGTCAATCGTATTTGCGAGGGTTTCTTATTACTGCTATCCCTCGTGGCAGATGCGACAACTGTTGAAGGTTGTCTTTTTTCTTGTATGGGTTCTTCAACTTCCGTTGTAGAAACACCAAAGAAACTGGGGTATTCTCTACGCATAGCTTTGTCTACTTCTTCATAATAAAGTTTTGACTGCGTTTCAGGTAAAATTCCTTGATTGCGTAGCCTTTGGTCTATAGTCATAGCATAAGATGTCATTTCTTGATGCTCTGGTACTGTACTCATAAACCAAGGATTTTGTGAAGACCAAGCTTGCATATCTGGGTCTATCTGTTGTTCTTGTATAGGCTGTTGAGGTAAATTCTCTGCTATTTGCTGTTGCAAAGATTGTGCCATAGTAGGAGATTGCTGTTCAGCTAATGTAGCTCTAGACAACAACTCTTGTGCCTTTGTCATTTCATCAGCATTACCTTCTTCGTAAGCTTTTTTAAATTGTTCTTGTGCGTTTTGTTTTGCCCACAAAGCGTTATTGTATGCTTGTTTATTTAAAACTTCACCGCCTTGTTGCACCATAGCTTGTAGCCTTTGGTTTTCAGACATTAAAGTTTGTAATCTCTTAACAGCTTCCTGTGATTCTCTTGTGGCTGCTTCTTTAGCTCTACGTTCTTCGTGATACTCATATTTAATTTGAGCAATTCTTTTACCTGCTCTTTCACTATAATCAGCTATTTCTTTATCTAGAGTATCATCATCTATTTCTGGAACATCTGATGCACTCTCATCTTTTGCAGGTCTTCTATCCTCTTGTGGAGTATCGTCTATGACTTCAACTTGTAAGTCTTCAGGAACGTCATTTTTAATTTCTGTCTGCACACCAAAAAATTTATCTTCTTGAGATTGTTGTACAGATTCAGATATTACAGGTTCTTCATTTATTATTTCAGTATCACTCATGCTCTAACTACTCCAGTTGGGTCATCAACTACTGCTTCAACAGTATCGTCATTAATTAAACGAAACTCTTGTCCATACATTTTCATGCGAGTACCAGAGTATGCACGAAATACTACCCAGTCACCTACTTTACACCAAGGTCCACTAGGAAACCTTTTAGTATCGTTGTAACATTCTGGTCCAAGCTTCATAACATATCCGCAAATATTACTGACTTCTTCATCTTTAATAGTTTGCGTAGCTTTTACAATGCCACCATCTGTTTTCTCATCTGCTCTAGGCATAGCAACTAGTATCTTCCAGCCTGTAGGTTCAGGCAGTTGTGATTTAGTTTCTTTGTCTATTTCAGGAGTTTTAACACTTTCTGGTTCTGGTATTTTAACTTCTGCTTTACTCATATATTTTGCACGACTTTAAGGAGTCGAGTTCCTATTCTGTGAGAACTCTTTCGACATAATCTAGAAGTTCTCGTTCTGCGAGAGCTAAACCCTCGATAATACCTGATATCCTTTTATATTCAGAAAAGTCTTTAATACTTCCTGTCGCTAAATGGTCGGTATGTTCATTCATCATACCACGCAACTTCAATTTCATATGTTCTGAAAGTGATAGCTGTGTGATATCATTGTTCATTCTATTCGATATCTTTAGCTAAATCCTTACCAATGTCAAGACCAAGTTTATATTCATCTAAAGTTTGTTGTCTATCGGCTTGTTCTTCTTCTATCAAATCGCTAGCAATTTGCTGTCCTATTTTTAAACCTGCTAATTGATTCTGAGAAGATATTCTTTCTCTTTCTATGTCATCACGATTAGCTGCTTTTGCTGCTTCTAATTGTAAGTTAGCTTGGTCATCAGCTATTTTACGTCTTAGCTCACCCTCTTTAATAGCAACTTCTCTTTCTTTCATTTGTATTAATGGGTCTTTTATTTGTTCTTGTGCCTTTTCTTGTGCAGCTCTTTGCTGTGAAGTGCCTAACACTCTCTGTGCTGCTTCAGCAACTAATGCTGATATACGTTTCTCAACATCTGCTGGTAAAGGTTCACCTTCAGGTGGTAGCTCAATACCCATCTCTTCTTCAACCTGTTTTCTGTATAACATGGTTAAATGTTGATTAACATAATCAGAAGCTGCTGCAAGAATAGTTGGTGCTTTAGGACTTCTTTGTACTATCTGCATTATCTCAGGATTTTCTTGAGCTGCTGCAATTGTAGCTATATGTGCTTCATGGTCTTGTTCTATAAATGCTTTTACAGGTTTTCCATTGATTAAATTTTGTACTGCTGTAACTGGGTCAACAGGTTTTATATCATCAGTATCAGGAACTATTGCATCTACATCTTCAATTCCTAATACTTCTAGCATTTGTCTATGTAATTCAGGAAGGTTATACATCTCAGGAGATGATTGTGCTAACTGCATAGCAGCTTGATACTGCATAATTCTTTGTGCCATTGTTGCAGCATTAGGGTCTGATACAGGCAATATATCTACTCTGTTGTCAAAGTCTGAAACTTTAATAAACTCTTCTTCATCCATTTCATAAGGATATTTTGGCTCAGTAAAGTCTTTTACTATGCCTACTAGAATATCAAACTCTTTACGCATAGAGGCATGAAGTCTAGCCTGTACTGCACTCATAACCTTTTGATTACGTTCCAATAAAGCTAGTGTAGTACCAACTGGTGCTTGATTATTCATGTCTGATATTTTCATATCAGAAATACTGGCAAACCTTCTGCCTTCTTCTACTATGTTTTGCAAAAGTTGATACAGAGTACCTGATGGCTCTTTATAGGGTAAGAATGTGATATTGTCTCTGATTGCACCACCAGGCACATCTACATCTCTAAACTCTCCAGGCATGATTGGGGTATCATCACCTTTTATTCTCAGACCTCGTGCTTTTAGTCCTCCAGGGAGATTAGATAATGTTCCTGAATCAACAAGTTGTCTTAGTATGGAAGTTGCAGATTTTGCTAAACCACCTACCATATGAATTAAACCAAATCCGTAAAATCCTAAACCAGGCAAATACTGATAATGCACAAAGTGCATTCTTCTAATTTTATTAGGGTCATCTTCGTAATAATTTCTACGAATGCTTAAAACAATCCCACTAGGATAATCAATAGTAACTACATAAGGTATCGCTATACCTGTTTGCTTTCCTTTAGAATCAGTATCTTCAAAGCCTTCTAGGTCTAAATCAACCTGCATTTCTAGTATGGTATGGCTTTGGTCGTAGTTGTAAGTGTCCTGTTCTCCTGTTATATCATTATATTTTTTAGTTATATCTGATAAATTTTGAGAACCTGCAGGTAATTCAACATCTCTGTAGAATCCATTAACTTGCATTTTTCTAATAGTATTAGAAGATTTACGCATTACATGGGTAGCACGTTCACAAGTCTCTAAATCACTAGCTCCATAATTAACCACAACATCTTCTGCAGGTACAAATATAGAACTAGGTCTATCTAAACTAGGGTCAAAATAAACTTTGCGAAAAGCAGAACCAGCTAAAGGCAAAGAAAAAAGCATCTTTTCTGTTTCTGTTCTGTATTCTGACATTTCATATGTCAGTAAGTAATTCAAATAATCTTCAACTCTCTTTGCTTGTTTTTGTTTATCGTCAGTAATCTTGCCAACAATTTTAGTTCTTACAGGACCTTGAGCAGGAAACATTTCGGTTATTGATTGTGACTGGAAACGTATTACTGCTTCTGAGAGCATTGGGTGAAATACTCCACAAGCACCTGCCCAAGGCTGTGTTCTTTCTTCAATCTTCAATCCTAGCTGGTCTAAGCCTTTTGTATATGTTTCTTCCCAGTCAGAACGTGATTCTTTGTCTCCGTTATATGCACTAACTAAATCATTACCTAATTCAGTCAAAGCATCATCATCCATAAAATCAGCAAGATTTGAGTCAAAACCTTGGTCGCCTACAGGTATTGCATTAGGGTCAAAGTCTATAATCATGCCACCATCATCAGTCTCAATAGCTACTGACTCTGGGTTTTCGATTGCAATGCTAATAGCTGAATCTTCTGGTTCTTGTTCTACAGTACCATCTACAGGAGTAGCTGGTCTTCTTTCTATTGCCATTTAAAATCCTAATAATAATTTGCAGTACGATTATGTTCCAAAGGTTCATCTTCTTCGTCAGAATACAATGAAACAAAACCACCTTGTCTGAATCTTAACAGAGCTTGCGTAGTGCTATCAACTAAATCATCATGCTCCATATTTGGAAATCCAGCAAACTCTTCTATCGTTTCTTCTGCCCAACGAGTCTCAGGACACCATATAACTCCAGATGCAAACAAGTCAGATACTGCATTTACTCTAGATATTTTGTCGTTACCTCTACTAGGTGTGTACTCTTGAACTGGTATTCCCATTGCCCTCAACTCAAATATTAAAGGCATACCTGCTGCTTTTGCTTCTACAATAAACGCATCAGGTGTATAAGCTCTATACTTTTCCATAGCCATTTTCTTTAACTCTGGAAACTCTAAACGCTCTTTATACGCATCTAACAATATTAAATTAGGTGCTAGCATTCCGTCATCATCTTCTAAATAAAAAACACCCCAGGTAGTGCAAGCAGAAAAGTCAGCTCTTTGATTTTTCATAAAAGCTGTATCCCAGCTTTGTATTACAAATTCACATTGTGGAGGTTCTCTACCTTCCCATATATTCCACCATTCCCTTTTGACTAATGCACCTTCTTCAGATGTAGGGTCTTGTTGGTATTGAGCCATCCATTTGCTATTAGGTAGCTCTGCTTTTAAAGCCTGTAATTCTTCTAGTTTCCAAAATTCTTCCCACAAAGGGTTGCCTGAAGGCATAATGGCAGGAAGTTCTATGACTTCCCATTGGTCAGCACCACCACGTTTTATGCTAGCATCTATGACCTGACCTGTTAAATCTTTATTGTGCCACCTAGTCATCACAACAACGATTGAACCATTAGGTTGTAAACGCTGTCTTGGACCAGATGTATACCACTCGTATGTTCTATTGAATACGTTTATATCAGCACTAGCACCTTCTTGCTCAGAATGGGGGTCATCAATAATCAAAAGGTCTGCACCTTTACCAGTTACTGCACCACCCACACCTATCGCAAAGTACTCACCACCTTTGTTCGTATTCCAACGACCAGCAGCTTTGCTATCAGATTGCAAGCTAACTCCAGGAAAAACTTCCTTATAATCCTTGCTATTTACTAAGTTCCTAACCTTTCTACCAAAGCCTACAGCTAATTCTGCAGTATGTGCAGTCTGTATTATCTTCTTATCAGGATACTTACCTAGAAACCACGCAGGTAGCAAATAAGAGGCAAACTCACTCTTAGTATGTCTAGGTGGCATATTGATGATTAAACGCTTTAAATCGCCTTTAGCGACCCTTTCAAACGCATCAGCCATTATTTCGTGGTGTTTACCATGAATAAACGCTGACCACATCTCGCCCACAAAAGACATAAACTCTTCGTGGCATCTATCTCTTGTTTTAGCCTCTTCTAATTCCTCCAGTAAAGACAATAGCTCCTGTTTTTTAGCAGGAGATAAGTTTTTAACTTGGCTTAGTAAGGCTTTGTTCATGTTTATTACGCTCCCTTCTCCATAAAACAAAGAAAAGCAGAATTAATGCAGGTTGCAGGAATACAAATATGACGATATTAGCTAGCTGATATCCCATTCCAGTTACATTCCCAGTCACTTGCAAAATATAAACACAAATATTAAAAAATTCGTTAATAATTTCTTGCATATAGTAAGTATATACTAATTTAATAAATACTTCCTAAATAAAAATCTTAGTAAGTACTTAGTATAATAAGTATTTACTAAAAAATTAGTATTTACTGGGTATAGGAACTACAAGATTTTACCATATTGCACCCCCTTCACAGAAAAATCAAGTTTTTTTTAAAAAATATTATAGGGGGGTGCAGGATTCCTAGGCAAATACCTAGAAAAAACCTATATCGGAGCTAAAAAAGCTAGCAAACTGCAATATATTAAGGGGGGGGTACGTCAAAATGAGTGATATCCTGTGCAAATCACTATGTATTATAGTCAGTCAAGTAACGCTATTGTACACAGGGGGGTGGGGGGTACTCATCAGCTCATCCTTTTCAAAAAAAAAGGGGGTAGGTGTAAATAAGTAAAAAAAAAGATTGCATTACGCTAGCAAGTGCGTATGATACTAAACCCGTTTTTATTCCTTAACTAGTTTCTAGCAGGGTCTTAATCTTCTCTTCTATGTCTGCTTCTATCTCGTGCGTATCTCGTGCTTCCTTCGTCTCTACTACATCACTAAACAATGCAACGCTCTTACCTAGTAATTCCAGACTACGGATTCTGCTCGCACTACTGTCAGCTTCTTGTGATTCTTTATATAGTCTTTCAAGAACATAACTCCTTGTTCGTATGGAGGAAGCAACTAAATAGTCCTCCTTCCTCTCTAATGCCTTCCTTATGCTTTGGGTTATCTTAGGGTTAGTGCTTAATAGTCGGCTGGCTTCTACCTCTACCCATTTCGGAATAGTTCCGTTCTTGTTAGGCTTTACGTCATAGCTGTTAAAGTAAGCTTCTTTGTATGTGGGATATGTTCCTTTAACGATTGCATCAACAAACTTACGTTGCTTAATAGTCAACTCATCTTCCTTCCCAACTATTTGAAGACT